CGTCTTGTCGCTGGTGCGGCTGACGCCGATCGCGTTCTTGTAATCGGGAATCGGCCGCGCATCGCCCATTTTCGCCGTTTTGCTGAGCGTGTTCAGGCTCTGGGTGACATGCCGCGTTTGCGCCGAGAAATCGATGGTGACCGACGGCCAGACCGGGTCGCCGGGGCTGGTTTTGTTGCCCTGCTTGGGCCCCTGCGGCACCGGCTTGTAATCGATCTCGCAGTTCCACACCCCGCCGCCGACCGTCTTCCAGGTCATCTTGTCGCGGACCATGCCGAGGTAGACGTTCGGCGAGTTCTCGATCAGGAGCTTGCGCACCAACAATTCCTCTTCGGTGCGGTAGACCATGAACATGAACTTCGCGGTCAGGCTCTTTTGCCCTTCCTCGAAGCCGCGCGATGCGTACAGTTCGGCGACTACTTCGGACATGGATCAATCTCACATGAAGCCGGGCTTGTGCTTCTTCAGTTCCTCGAGCAGCTGGCCCATCTTGTCGTCGATGTTGCGGGTGTTTTTCTCGATCGCGGCATTGGTCTTGTCGGTGTAGCGCAGCGCGCCGCGAATCACGGAGGGGTCGAAGAGGCCTTGCGCGGCGGTGCCGATGTCCATTGGTTTGACATTGCGGAGCCGCGCCGCCATTGAATCGGCGCCGAGCTGCGACAGCGGACCCACGGGATGGGCCTTGTCGTGCGCTTCCTGGATCAGGCGCTTGCGTTCCTCGGAGAGGTTTTGAATGTCGCGATCGTATTCGGCTTCCTTGGCCGCGCGGCGGTCTTGCCGGTCCTTCAGAAGCGCGAACCAGGAGCCCACGGCGTTGTGCACCGCCTCATCCGGGCTCTGGCCCTTCAGTAGGTTCCAGAAAATCATGACCGCGTGGTGCACGTTTTCGAACTTAGCGACGAGCGCATCGATGAAGTCGTACCACTTCAGGTGCATCCATTTCAGGATGCGCTGCCACTCCTCCTTCACGGCCGTGAAGCCGATCCGGAAGGCCAGCGCCCAGTCGCCGGCCTTGATCGCATCCCAGATGCCGCCCAGCGTTTGCTTGGCCCGCTCCTTGAAGGCGTCAAAAGCGGTTAGCACGCTCTGCCAGGCGTTCTTGAACGTCTCCGTCTTGCGTGCATTTTCAAAGAGGCCGATGCCGAGCGCCGCGATTAGGGCGATGATTCCGACGAGGATCCAAGTAATCGGATTTAATGCCGCGCCGATCAGGAACAGCAGGGCGGCTTTCGCAGCCACCACGCCCGCGGCGATGCCGGAGAAGGCCATGCCAAACGCGATCAGGGCGGCCCCGCCGGCGATCAGGCCCGCGGCCACGCCGGCCACGGCCAGGACGATGCTCTTGTGTTCGATCACGAAGCGCGTCGCGGCCTGGGCCGCCTGCATGACGATCGGCAGATAGGGCTGAATGGCTCGGATCAGCTCGCTGCCGATCACCATGGCGGTCTTCTTGGCGCCGCCCTCGAGCAGTTTCAGGCTGCGCTCGAATTCCTCGGCCGCCTGCGCGCCTTCCTTGCCCACGCCCGGGCCAAACTTGGCCATCTCGGCGACCATCTTCTCGATGCCCTCGGCGCCCTCATCCAGCAGCGGCAGCAGGGCCCGGCCGCCCTTGCCGAAGATCTCCTGCGCGGCGGCGCTGCGTTCGTCGGCATCCGTCAGGTCTTTGAGGGCGTCGGCGATCTGCTTGAACTGGTCGACCAGGCCCAGGCCCTTGAGTTCGTCGGCGTTGCCGAGGAACTTGTCGAGCTTGCCCTCGGAGAGGTTCTTTTGGAATTTGCCGATGCCGGCTTCGAGCTCCTCGAATTCGACGCCGACCAGCCCGGCGGCGCTCTTGAGCTTGCCCAGGTCCTGCACGCTCACGCCGCCCAGCCGCTTCGAGGCCTTGTTCAACGCCGCGCCGGATTCGACGAACTTGTACGCGGTCGCCGCCAGCGGCGCGGCAATGCCCAAGCCGGCGCCCATCATGCCCGCGCCGATCGTGGCCACGCCGTGACCGAACGATTTCAGCCGCCCCATCGCCTTGTCGAGGCCGCGCTGAAAGGTCAGGTCCTGCAGCAGCAGCTCGACAAAGGCCGAGCCGGCTTTAATGGCATTCGAATCGGCCATGTCACTTCATCTTTCCGCTCAAAACCAGCGCCCGCATGGCGCCCATGTCCACCGGCCGCGGCTCGGCGGCCGGTTTCCCGAAAATGGCGGCGGCGAGATCCGCGGGAAGGAAAGATTTGAGATCGGCCTGGTGGCTCTTGTCGTTGAGGAGATTGCTCATCGCCGCCCACAGGCTCATCACCTGGTTCCACTCGCTAGCCTGCCGCCCAAAGCTCAGCCACTTGAGCTGCCGCCAGGTGAAGGGTCGGGGGTCAAGGCCGACGATGCCGCCGAGGCGGTAGCAATGTTCGAGGAGACCGACAGGCCGAGTTGGTCGTCCAGTTCCCCGCTGCGGATCCGCGCGACGACCTCTTGCGCCAGCTGATTCGCCCGGTCCTCCGCTTTCTTTTTGCGTTCCTGAATCGCCGGCAGCAGCGTCTTGGTCACCTGCCTCAGGTTGGGGAAAAAAAAAGCGACTGCCTCCCAGAGCGCCTCCCCGGCGGCTTCGAGCACGTCGCCGTCCATCGCTTTCTTGAATTCGCGCGGCTCGATGCCGCGCGCCTCGAGCTGTTCGCGCAAGACCACGATCAGGGCCGTCAGGAAGGTACGGTTGTCGCCGGCCAGCCGGTCGAGGTCTTCCTTCTTGCTGATGTCGATGCCCACTTCGAGCAGGTCTTCGACCTCGGCGACGCGCAAGCGAATCACCCATTCGGCGCCGTTAGTGTCCTTGAAACTCGTCATGCCGCTCCTTCAACCGCTTGCACTCAACTCGGGATGGGGCCCCGAGCCTCCGGCGCCGGAGGCTCGGGGTTGGGGATGTCTTCCGGTTCGCCGACGAATTTCCAGTGACCCTTCACCAGGAGCATTTCGCCGTCGCGGGTCTTGAAGGGCGGCCCGCTGATGGTGACCGCGCCGTCGTCGTGCTCTTCGACCTTGCGCGGCGGCTTGATCCGGATGCAGAAGCCGCCGGGCGGCCAAGCGTGCCAGGAGCCGTCGGCGGCCTGGCCGAAGCAGCCTTCATCCATGAACAGGTGCTTGTGCCGGTGCCATTGCTTGATTTCGAATTCGCCGCCCTGGCTCTCGACCACGTCTTTGTGTGTGGCCTGGTCGAGCGCTTGCAGCCGGCGTCGTTCGCCCTGGATTGCCATGAATCACCCCTCGAAAAAAAACGTCAGCCGTGCGCGGTGCCTGTAACAATTGGTGCCAGCTGCAGCACGGAGGTGCTGGATGCATAACCCAGCACGCTGACAAAGTTGCCTGCCGTCATGTCCGCATTGGGCGCGATGCCGCCAGGGTTGGCGGCACTCACGACATAGAGCGCCCCGGCGGTGAGAATCGCCCCCAGGGCGAGGCCGCCGCTTTGCCGGTAGCGGATCGGCTGGCCAGCCAGAGCCGCGTGGAGCGCCACGCCGACGGCCGCGGCATGCACAGCGGTGTCGCCCTTGGCCAGCTGAATCTGCCCGCTGTTGGGATCCTGGTAGACCGATTGGCCGGCGGTGATGGTGACCGCGGCGATCCCCTCGGCGTCGATGCCGCCGCCCGAAGGCAGCACGTTGGCGGCGGTAATAACCAGGTCGGCCATGGCGTTTCTCGCGCAAAAGTTTCAATCGATCGTTTACAGGCCGGTCACCCAGGCGGGCGCGTGGGCCGAGATCGTCGGCTTCGCGACCACCTCGGTGGTGATCATGCCATCCAGGGGCAGACCGTCCTCGAATTTCATGACTTCGTAACTAGCGCGCCAGCCCTGGGCCTGGCTGCCGCCGGTCGCCTGGTCGAGCACCATCAGCTCGATGGCGGTGAGGTTCAGGAACGAACTTTGCAGGGCCAGCCAGTCGGCGTCGGCCGTGTCGTAGTTCATGCTCCACTCGGCCGAGTGCTTGATTAGCGTGCCCACGACCAGGTAATAGGCGCCGCCGCCGCGCGTGGAGGCGTTGAACTCGTCTTTCTCAGTCGGCGTTTTTTGATCCCGAATATTCAAAATCGCCAGCCACACAGGACTCGAATATGTTCCGACATTGCGGTAGGTCACCGCATTTTTCGATAGGAATTTCCCGGTGCTGCTCATTGCTTGACCTCACACGGTAACGCATCCCTGCAAGGAATCTTTCAGCTTCGGCAGCTCCGTTTCGAGCGCCAGCTGCATGAACGGCCGCGGCCGGTAGAAGAGGTTCTTCACTTCCGGCTGGGCCAGCGGATGCTTGCTCCCGTCGGGCGCGTAGAACATGGTTTGCACCACGCGCCGCGTGCCGCCTTCTTCGAGCGTTCGCAGCACGTCCTTGCCGCCCTTCTGGTTCAGCAAAATCGGCCCGATCACCACGCCCTTCGGGCGGTCCTGCCAGGCAAAGAAGATGTTCTGCTTCACCAGACCCAGATGCGAACTCGGCGGCCGTCCCGGTTCGCTGATCTTCTTGCGGCTGCGGAGCGAACTCATGGCCCGCCGCCGGATAAAGGCCCCGACCTTCGCAAAGCCGCGCCGCATGCCGGCGTCGGCCTTGTTTTTCACCTGCTCCCGGTCGAAAAACAGCCGCTTCACCTCGAAGAGCTTCTGCTCGATCATCGCGGCCGCTGCTCCTTCCAGGTGATCTCGATGAAGGCCAGGAAGCTCCGTTCGCCCTTCAGTGCCTCGGGTAGGAGCGACAGGTCGATTTCCTGCTTGACCACGTACACGTGCGTCCCGGCCGGCTGGTTCTCGTAATGGATCTCCAGGTTCTCCAGCGCATTGGCCACGGACTCCACCGTCTGCATCAGGCCGTCAACCCAGGCATTGGGAATCGCCGCGTTGGCGGCATTGCCCGGCGTCGCGTAGCGCTGCCGGAAGGCCAGCAGCGTGTGATACTCCTGAATCTTCTGCCCACGCGTCTGCAACTCCTCGGGAGTGATCTGAATCGGCACCGCTTCAACGGTCAGATTCGTCAGTTGCGTGAAGTCGTCATCCGGAGCCCAGGTCCGCGTCGCGCTGAACTGGCCGTTCCAGTCCTGCCCGGCCTGGTTCAGCCATGCGACCAGGGCGTCGGCGATCGGTCCGGAGCGCTGCACCCAGGCCATCAGGTCACTCGCTTCGTGTGGATCCGCAGCAAAATGCCATATGGATCGCTGGGCCGGTAATGCTGCTCGCCGGGCGGCGCCTGCACTTCGTAGGCCCGTCCGTCATTGAGCGGGTTTGTGCCTGTCGGCGTGATCACATCACCCTTGACCGGCTTCGCCACACCGAGCGCGACCAGGTCGGCCGCTTCCATCAGCACGTCGGCATCGTCCCATTCCAGCCGGCTCACGCCGCGGGCGTCGGAGGTCCGGAACGCCGTGCGGCCAATGATGCCGGTCACCCGGCCATTGCTCACCACGCCCGCTTGCGTGTACGTGAACGGCTGGCCGACGAGCGCCTTCAATCGGTCGGCCAGGCGCTGCTGGGCCGCTTGCAGGAGGTCGCTCACGCTCAAACCCCGTTCACACTCTGTTCCGCATTCCGGACGTTCAGCCAGTCCACGTAAGCCTCAAACGGCGTGGCGTTGGCCGACTTGGCGCACCAGACCAGGAGCTTCCAGGCCAGGGCGGCCGCGGAGACGTTGAACGCCGTGCCCGTCAGGACCGGCACGCCATCCACGTACAGGGCCGCGGCAGCCGGATTACGCAGATCGATCCAGATTTCAAAGCGCGTGCTCGCCGTGTAGGTCTTCGTGGAGCTTGTGGCGGCGGTCGTGTTCGTGCCGTCCTGCGAGAGGAACTGAATGGCCGTCGAATTCCCGGTCAGCAGGATCCCGATCAATTGCGTGATCGAGGTCAGCGTGGTCGCATGCGTGCCTGAGGCGATGCCGACGAAAAGCTGGGCATTACTGGCGCTGCCGCCGTTGACCACCGTGACGCCCATTTCGATGATCGACTTGGCACCGGGCGCGAAGCCGTCATTGCCGAGGGCATCGACCTTCTGGGCCTCGTTGGCCGTGTCGAGGACGAAGTCCCAGCCGCCGCGCGGATTGAGCGCTGGGACACCGGCGGTCTTGATGATCGCCGTGGTAAAGGGGTCGCGGCCCAGGTCGTAGTCGTAAAAATGCGGTCGCCGGCCGGGCACGTTCAGGTTGACGGTCAGCGACTGATCGGTCGTCAGGGCGTCGCCCACGGCCCGGCCGAGGTAAAAGTCCCGGTTATTCGCCCCGCTGTTGATCCGTTTGAAATGGGCTAAGGAATTCACGCGATCCCAGTAGACGTGGCCGCCGTCGAGGACCGCGATCCCGGTGGTCTTGGGCACCGTCACCATGCCCGAGCTTTCGAAGCGTGCGGTATCGTTCAGGGCGACAGCGCTCAGACCCTTCAAATAGCCGGTTTGCCCGTCGCGCAATTGCCAGAGCTTGCCGGCAGCATAGGCGGCCTGCGCCTTGAACTGCTGGTCATCGAAGTCTCGGGCTCGTACTGCGTCGCTCATCGCTCACCACGGCCTGTTCTCAATCCAGAGGCCTGTCGCCCGGATCGTGCTCGGCGCCTTCCGGGTAATCTTCATCCGTGCGGTATTCAGTCCCTTCGTCGTCCCAGTGCCCCAGCGGCTGCTTGGTCGCCCAGACCTTGAGGCCGGCGGCTAGTTGCAACCATTCCGACCAGGCCCAATCCTCCGAGAGGCCGCAGGCCAGAAACTTGCCGTTTTCGAGCTTGCCGACGTTATCGAACGACTGGAAGCCCGGAAAAAAGGGCGCCTCGACCCATGGCTCGGTAAAGCGGCACGTCCAGAGCCCCGTGTTGATCGCCAAAATGTCGCCCGCGCGGGCGACGCCGAACAGTTCTTGCACATCCTGGAGGTTGAACACGTCCGGCAGCTGCTTGAGTTCCTTCAACGTGATCCTACGCATGCTGCCGTCGTTCACGTTGCGAATGCCCGTGGTCGTCAGATAGCGCGTGTCCTTGATCGGCACCACCGCCGAAATCACGTCGGCGCCAACTGCACGCATCCGGTCAATCTGCTCGTCGCACCACGCAACCTCCGGCACGATGTCGTCGTGCTGCATGGCGAAGTGCGTGATGCCGTTTTTCTCCCGCAAATTCAGTGCACAGGCCCAGAGCGTATTGAATGCCCGGCAGAGGATGCTGATCTTGCTGCGGCCAATCTGCAGCCGGCCGCGGCCCACCGGCCGGATCACCTTCACTTTTCCCGGCGCCTCGTCCTTCAGGCCGTCCTGCCCGGGCGCCTGATAGCCCGGCCGCCGCGGCAGGGCCAGATACACGCATTGTTCGATCGCGGGCGGCTGCGTACCGGCATCCTCAAGATCCGGTTGTAATTCTGCTGCCTGCATCAGCGGTTCTCCTTCCAGCGCTGCAGCAGGCCTTCGCTGGCCCGGCTGCTGTATACTCCCTGCATCGGCACCCTAAAGAAGCCGGGCTTCCTCTTCCGAAATGCGAAGTGCATCATGGCGGAATGCTCCTTCGCTCGTTCCTGGTGGCGGGCGACGTCGGCGGGCTCGTACACATCCGCATGCCAGCCGGTCGCGATCTCGTGCACCACCCAAACCACAATGTCGTAAGCGTTTTCCGCGGCCAGGTCCGCCACCAGCGTGGGCTGGTAGTTGAAAAACCCGTGATCGAGCCAACCCCACAGGGGCACCGCATGCACCATCAGGCCGCCGGGCTTCGTAGCCTCATGCACGCTTTCCCAGACCTGCCGCTGGTCGAAAACATGCTCGTGCGTGCCGGTGTTGATCACGATGTCGAAGCGCTCCAGCATCTCTACCGGCAGCGGTTCATTGAGATCGTGCCGGATCGCCCCTTCGGCGCCCGGATCCAGGTCAATCGCCACGCGCTTCGGCCGCCGCAGCATGAAATGGTAGTACCAGTCCGCCACGGTCCAGGGGTTGATTACCCGCGGCCATTTGTCATCGCAGTCTGGAAATTCCTTCCGGTCCGCGTGAAAGTCCTTTTCCGGCACGTCGCCGTACCAGTTGGCCCGGCCGATTTCCAAAACTGCCGGCCGGTCGGGAATCAGACCGGCGCCGCGCAAGTAGCGCCAGACGCGCCGGTCGCCTCCGGTGATCGCCATGCACATCCTCCGTGAGAATCCTTCACCGCTTACTTGCGGCGTTTTTCGACAAGCAATTCCAGCAGCTGCACCACGTTGCCGGTCGACTGGGCACTTTGCGTGTCGGTCACCTCGATGGTCACCGCCGTGCCGGTGTTGATATTCGTGTTCGCGAGATACGAGGCTTGACGGTTCAAGGCACTCGCGAAAGCGATGTCGCCCACCGCATAGAACGTGCCGGAGTTGCCGACCGTCGGGAAAATCAGGTCCGCCTCGATTATGAAGGCGCCATTGGCAGCGACGTTCTGCGCGCCCGTGGCGAAGATCTGCGTGAACGTGTTGGCCGCGGTCAGAATCTTGAGCTTGATATTGTTCGTGTTCGTGGAGTTCTGCGCGGTGACCACGCCGGTCGCCTTGATGTGCAGCATGTCGCCCTGGACCAATTGATTCGCGGGAATCACGGCCGTGGTCGCGAAAGCGGTCTCGGCGGCGAGGTTCGTCAGGTTGTCGTTGGCACCGGCACCGAACTGGTAGAGCATACCCGTGTCGTCGCTCGGATCGTGCGCCACGCTCACCGTCGTGGAGGTGGCCGTGTCGCTCAACGTGTCGTTGGCCAGGCCGACGATCCAGCCGAAGGGAACACACTGGCCGCCGGAAGCGGCGGTCACTTTTTTGGCGGTCGGATCCCAGTAGACGTAGGTGCCCACCGGGTAATAGTTCTGGTCAGCGGTCATCTGGTAAATGCCGCCGCGGACGGCCAAGGCATCCAGAGTCTGCCCGCCGGTGTAGGCCGGAATGTCCTCGTGGGCGACGCAGGGCATATTGCCGAGCACGACCACGTCGCCGGCGTTCACGGCAACCGACTCGGTATACGGCTGCATGATCGGCTTGCCGCGGATGAAAGAAGCGCTAACGCTCATGGAAAAATCTCCCGTTGGAGCGGCCGCTGGCCGCGTTCAATCAAATCCCCTGCGAAAAATCAGATCAGGCGCCGGCGTTGTAGACGCCGCCGCGGAAGTTCTGTTGTGTCACGCCAAACGGCATCACGCCGCGAATACTGATACCGAGCTTGTCAAATTGGTAATCCGGAGAAGCCTGGAGCACGGCCGGCGTATCCACGCCGTTGAGGAAGGCGACCTCGATCACCGGCAGGGCGACCGGGTCGAACAGAATCCAGAAAGCCGTCGTCGAGTTGCCGTAGCTGGCGTTTTCGATGTAGCGGCTCATCACCGGCTTCGCGAAATTACGCCAGATGTTCTTGTTCGGCGTGCTGGTGAACGAACTCGTCGAGGCCAGGCCGGCAGCGACGATGTATTCGGCTTCGAGGAGAGTCATGGCCGTAGACCAGTTGGTCGGACCAAACAGGAGGATCGGTTGCGTGCCGTCGAAGCCGAGCGGGTTGCCGTTGGGGTCGATCTGATTATCGAAAAGGGCCTTGCCCGACTTGAGCGTGGTCGCCGAGAGCGCCGCGCCCGAGTCCTTGTTAGCCAGGTAGGCCGTGCCGGCTCGTTTCGCCGCGGCCGTCGTGCTGCTGGTCGTGCGCCAGAAGGCGTTGCCGTCGTCGCCGTTCGGAGCGGCCACGCCATTAACGGTCGTAGCCGATGCCATCGCGGCCCAGAGCGACCAGAAATAATCGTTGAGCGCCAACCCGGCGCCTTGACCGATCTTCATGGGCGATCCGGTCAGTATGCTCAGGTCGTCGTTGACGATATGCGTCCAGGGAATCGTCAGAATGCGACCGTAGGGGTTTGCCTGGTTGGCGAAGGCCTGGTCGCCCAGCGAGGCGTTGGACAGTTCGCCGCTGGAGCCGATCTGCTTGTACATCACGTCGCCGAGCAAGTTGATCGATTTCGTGGGTCTGAAGTCGTTCACCGGGCGAATGCCGGCGATTTCGCGCCAGGCTTGTTCCACAAACAGGTAGCCCTGCAAGGCGAACTTGTTCAATACGTTCGCCAGGACGTTGGAAATCGACATATTGCTGGCGCCTTCGGCGCGGATGCCGGGGCGTTCGAGATGATCCCATTCCGCGAGCATGGAGCGCACGCCCAACTCGCTCTTGAGGTCGAGGTGATTCTGGCTGCCCATGGCGCGGAAGGCCAGATCGAACATCTGGTGCAGGGTGATCCGGTCCTTGAAGAGCGTGTGCGCCGCCTGCTGCACCTGGTCGGTGTAGCGGGTTTTGAGTTCGCCCTGGGTCTCGCGCTGCAGCCGCTCGGAAACCCGGCGAATGCGCCGGCCATCCGGTGCCGTATCGGCATAGAAGCTATCGTCTTCCAGCTTGAACTGGTGCCGGGCTGCGTGCAGGATTGCCGCCTCCAGCACCGCTTCGCTGACTTCCGGCTTGCTGGTCGAATAGCCAAGGCCGCCGGGCAGGCCCACGCCGCCGGCGGGTCGGCAGGCCCGCAGGGCGGTAAGTTCCGCCTTCTCCGGAGTCCAGTTGTGTTCGATCGCGTGCGCGGCCAGGTTCACCTTGACCTTGGCGCCGTTGTGCTCGACTTCGAATTCGACGACGTTGT